ACTTCCATGGGCAAAGGTATGGTCACATGCTTTTCAAGGTCCCGGAGGTTGGTACATTGAGAACAGTCTCACCACACTAGGTCAGAAAGATCCAGTGTCGGAGTACAACAGACTACTATGGAACAGTGGTAGTGATGACGATAAGGATCAAGCAAGGAAACAGAAAAGAAAACTCTCATATATTTCTAACATATATGTTGTAAAGGATCCTGCTAATCCTCAGAACGAAGGTAAAGTATTCTTATACAAGTTCGGTAAAAAGATCTTTGATAAGATAACTGCAGCAATGCAACCTGAGTTTGAAGATGAAGAAGCAATCGATCCATTTGATTTCTGGCAAGGTGCTAATTTCAAATTGAAGGCAAAAAATGTTGCCGGATATCGTAACTATGATTCAAGTGAGTTTACTAAGACTGAAGCGTTATTAGATGACGATGATGCATTAGAAGAACTTTGGAAAGGAGAATTCTCATTAGAAGAATTCACCAAGGCAGATCAATTCAAATCCTATGGCGATTTGGAGAGGAGAATGAATGCAGTATTGAATCCTGCAAGTGCTAGAAAGTCTCTAGATCCAGAGACCTTTGATGAAGAGGCACAGGTCAAGGCAGAAACAGATGTCAAAAAAGAACCAGTTGCTGTGGCAGCAGGTGGCGAAGACACTGATGATGCACTCTCATACTTTCAACGTTTAGCGGAGGAATAGTATGGGAAATCTTCTAGCAGCAGCAAGTCTCAACTTGAATGAAGCATGGAATATGTCATGGGGTGAGGGTATTCAATTCCTCATTGTATTGATTATTGTATACTATATCAAGAAACGTATTGACTTGCATTTCACAAAGAAACAATCCAAGATTGTTTATAGAGTAAAGGTTGTCGAAGATTCTCATATCAGCGTTGACCATGCTCACATAGAGTCCATAGACCACAACCATGTTGAGGGTGATGTGAATACACATCAGAAGACTTGGTAGGGAAAATCGACTTTTAGTTCCAAAAATACCGGAAAAAAAACTCCGGTATTTTTTTTTGTCTCAGGTTTTATCTAAATGATAATATTCTTAGGTTACTGCCTTTTTTAGTACGAGTATCGATATATTGTGAACTATTGGTATATGTCATAATCTCCCTCATGTCTGTAAAGACTGTATCTAAGTAATTTGATCTAAGAGCGTATATATTTCTTTTATCATCATTCTTCTGTACCTCATATTGATAGGTTGAGACTGAAGTCAATATATTTGCACCAGAGAGGGATTTTACCTCATCCTCATCAGTGAACCTGAAGGTATAATTTGCATCTACCCATAATCCTTGTTGAAGTAATAACATACCAAAATCTGTTTTTACTTCCTTTGTCTCATAATGGTGTATTTCCGATAATTGCTCTTGTGAGTACTTATTGTCAAGATACCTATCAAGGTCATATTGGGACATTGGCCACTCATCACGAATATTGATGATATTGTTGGATAGTAGTACAACCCAATCTAAATTAGAATCGTCATATAACTTTTTTGCCACATTATCAGGTCTATCATCGCCTACGATAGAATATAGATCAAAAACCGTTGCAGTTGAAAAGAAATCATCACGTATCTTTGCACGTTTGAATAAATTCTTTGATTTTACAAAATCAGATGAAGAATTCCTTCCATCAACGAATGAGGGTAGTAAAATATCTGGAAACTCGTCGAAATATGCCATTAGAATCCTGTATCCTCCGTTGTAATTGGTCTGAATGCACCTTCTCCCATGTCTTCACCAAATTCATCACTGAACTGACTAAAGTTTGGATCACCGGGGTTTGATGATTGTTCAAATTCAGAAAGGTAATCATTTGCAAATACTGGTGTGAGTTCAGTAAAGTTTAGATTCATAACAGTTCTAATTGGTGAAGATCCTGCCTTCGAGTCATCATATGATTGATAAACATTATCAGGGGCATAGTTTATCTCACATGTGGTCAAAGCACATATTTTGTGCATTGGTAAACCTTTGATCCTATCTCTTTGTTTTGTTCTGTATCTCAATCTGAATATATTTGGAGATCCTAAGAATATTAAATTCTCATTACTCCTTTTAGGTGCCATTCCCTGTTTGAAGAATCTTTGTATTTTTCTCATCACAGAAGCATCTAATTCATCATTGGGGGCAAAATTGAATGAAAAACTGAAACTTCTCAATTTTGGACCATTGAATAGAAGTTCTAGGTTTGGGTTGATTGCTTGACCTACTCCTCTTTGAATAAACTGATTGGCATCAACGTTTATACCTATTCTTCCCAATGCAAATTGTGAAGCAAATGCTGATAGGAGAACTCCTGCCGGTTCAGAACGTGACAATTCTCCACTCCGTATATCTTTCAAAAGTTGTCCTGTATTATTCATACCATTTTTCATCGCTCCTGCAATGTCTCCATTAATAGCTTCTGAAATTGTACTATTTGCAGTAAGAAATGCTGCTGCTTCTACTGCATTTATTCTACCATCCCCCCAAGAAACACCATTTGAAAAACTTAGATTATTAGGAATGGGCATTCTACACACACCTATAAACTCTTTTATATTAGAGACTCTTCTAAGTCCTCTTAGATTGAGGGTTGCTTTTTTTTGTTGTATAGAAAATGAGTCTGACTGTGAACCTTGATACTGGAACTGCTCTATCACAATATGATCCTGTCCTGCTACACCCCCACCACCATAAACTGCATCATGTGGGTATTTCAGTGATAGTATACCTCCTCCAAATACACCAAAAGATTCTTTGAATTGCTCTGGAGCATTATCAAAGGTGTTCAATAATGGTTCAAAATTCAAATTGTAGGGGGTGTCATCATCTCTGCCATCACTGACTTCAATTTTTTCAATTGTATCATTATCATCTAAAACTTCTGAAAAAAACTCTTTTTGCAGGTCTTCAGGTAAACCTTTTACATGTTCGGGGGTATATTGCCCCAACACGTCTGAATTAGGTAAACCTAATTGAGTATGATCTATATCTTTATTAACTATCTTTTCAAATAGTGCACCAACTTCAGGATTATTTGCTTTTAGTTTTTTTATTAATTCATTCTTATCTTTTTTTTCTTTGGTTGCATACAAATCGAGTTGCACCAATTGAAAATGTACAGCATGAGAAAAGTTTGGATGATTTTTTATAAACTCATATGCTTGTTGATCTTTTCCACCATCATTTTGGACACCGGGTTGATAAGTGCCAATACTTGTGCCCGCATTATTGAATAAATTATGAGGAAATCTGGTATTTTGGAATCCATATTTAGGATCAAGTAATCCAAAAGTTTCACTTGCGGGGTCTAAATCTATTCTACCTTCATATCTTTGTGCACCTTCCCCAGTTATGCCCTGCAAACCTTCGAGATCGGGCAATCCTCCAACAACATTAATTCCATCAGGTACACCATCACCATTTGGGATGTATACTTGAATTATTCCAGTTGGTCTGTAAAAGAAATCATCAGGTTGAAGTTGCAAACCCGGCATCGGTTGATTATCTTCACTCATTATTGATACCTCGCTATATTAACTGGCATTTCGATACCTCCTAGTACTCTGACAAATTCTGATAGTGATAAACTAAATGCTTTTTCCCAATCTGACATTGGAACCTCTGAAAAGGATGATCTTACGTAACCGTAGAGGTATTTATGGTATCCTGTAATGACTGTCGGATCATTATTTTCATCAAGATATCTCATAATTGACATTCTATTTGCTGGTTTGGTGTAATGTAAGTTTATGCCATAAAAAGCACCAGATTCCACTGCTAAGACGTAGCATAAGGGGTGTTTATCGTAGAAAGGGAGTGTTTCTTTATACTTTGCCGAGTATCTGAACAGCAAAAGTTTTCCCGGGCTGACCGTTGATGGTTGAGTGTTGAGTAAACTAGATGCCAAGTTCTTTCTCCGTTATGATTTGAAATTTCCATTTACGATCTTTACAGAATGACTCTGCTGCTTCCCATTTTGCTTGGTTTTTAGCATACTCATACACCTCTGCAATATATTTTTTAGTTCTTCTTTTCTGTACAGTAGGACCTTTGACTTGTTTTTGTGGTTTGACCTCTACAAGTCTTTCCTCTATTTTCCCAGTAGAACTCTTCATTTTGACATAAAAGTCTGGAAAATACCTATGAACACGATTGTCAATAGGTGACTTGTATGGTATTATAATTTCTTCACTAGACCATTTCATTATATTAGCATTAGCATCACACCAACGCATAAACTTAAGTTCCCATAAGGATCTGTATATCACCTTTGTAGGATCACCTTTGTATTTTGTGGGGTTGGAAGGTCTAAACTTCCCCTTATATGACATACATAGTATATACTGTCAATATATTTAGATGTCTAATCCAAGAGTTTTCTCAAAAGATAGATTTTATCTGAGAACAGAGGAATTATATAATCTTGGTGGTTTCAATAATGCTGTTCCTGCTTTCAATAATGTCTATGACGTTTACATCAATTTCAATACGATTGGTGGACGACCTAATCTAATGGAATTTATCAAGCAACATGTCTTGATACCATCCAACGATGTCATGAACGAACCCGGAGATAATCTGGCACTATTCTGTTCAGAAGCACTTTTACCGGGATCACAAGTCCAAACTGCATCAGTTGATGGGTTGAGACAGGGTGTTACCCAGAATTATGCAGTTTATAGAAGATTTCCTGATTTCAACCTTACATTTTATTCTCAGAAAGACTACTATACTCAAGAAGTATTCAATGCGTGGGTAGATTATATTTCCCCAATGCAAATCGAGAATCAGGTTCATGGTGGAGTTGATGCTATAAGATCTAGAGATAATGCATATAGAAACATGAAATATCCTAGAACATATAAGTGTGAGATGGAGATAACTTCATTCAGTTCTGATTTTCTGATGCCTGAGTCTAGACTATCGGATGAAAGGGGAGTTGATAAGAGAACACCTAATTTCATCACATACTACATGAAAAATTGTTTTCCTTCTAATATTATCGCTGCTCCACTTGCTTATGGTAATGCAGAGTTAGTGAAGACTACTGTTAGTTTCAAGTATGACTACTTTACTATCAACAGAGGTGCTAGAACTTCTGATGAAGAGAGAGAAGTCAAGCAAAAAGCAAAGAAAATAATTAGTCCCTTTGTAACTGCTAAATAAAGCCACTGAAGTGAATAATTATGCCATTACCAAAGGTGTCAACACCGGTATTTGAATTAGACCTAATTTCATCAAACAAAAAGGTAAAATATAGACCTTTCCTTGTAAAAGAAGAGAAATCTTTACTTATAGCATTGGAAAGTGGTGAGGAGAAAACCATTTTGAGCACTCTGAAGAGTGTACTCAAGTCATGTATTTTGACTCGTGGTGTGAAGGTAGATGAACTTCCCAGTTTCGATTTAGAATTTCTATTTCTGAATATAAGAGGTAAATCTGTCGGTGAATCTGTAGAACTATTAGTTACTTGTGAGGACGATGGGGTGACTCAAGTGCCTTTGACTATAGAAATGTCTGACATCAAGTTAGACGTTCCAGACGACCACACAGACACTATAGAGTTAGGAGATGACTTACATCTGAAATTCAAGTATCCATCTTTCAGTCAATTTGCTGAAAACAATTTCATGCCATCTAAAGAAAAAGATGACCAACTAATTGATAAAGCATTTGGCAATGTTGTTGATTGTATAGATCAAATCTATAATACAGACGAAGCATGGTCTGGATCTGATTGTACTAAGAAAGAGTTGATGGATTTCATTGAGCAATTGAGTTCTACTCAGTTCCAAGAAATTGAAAAATTCTTCTCTAGTATGCCTAAACTGGTTTATAAAACCACTGTGAAAAATCCTAAAACTAAAAAGGATAATAAAATTGTAATTGAGGGTTTATCAAATTTTTTCGCATAATGATGTATTATGAGACTTTATCAAATTTTATGGAAACAACTTTTGCTTTAGTACAACACCATAACTGGAGCATTACTGAGATAGAGAACATGATACCGTGGGAGAAGCAAACATACGTGAAAATGCTTCAAAATTTCATCGAGAAACGTAACCTAGAGAACGAACAAGCAAAGCAGAATGGTTAATCCGGGACAAAACATGGTGATGAGAGGGGAAATGATGATCCCTGATAGTTTTGTGACACCTCAAACTTCTATGATACCAAGTAGAAAGGAAGAGGCATCCAAAACTGAAGAAAAACCTGTTGGTGTGCAACCATTGTCTCAGAGGATGAATGTAGCATATGATAAGTTTGTTAATAAGGTAGAACCAGAAAAGGGTGTGCAGGGTAAAGATGTAGTTGCACTGGGGAGATTATTACTAGAGATAGAGCAGGTCAAAAATAACTTACAAAATATAGCACAGGAAGTCCAGACATCAAGTAGGAAGAAAAAGGAACTGGATGAGAAAGAGGTTGATCTATTAGAGAAAGAGGAGGATAAATTAACAGCATTGGGAGCATCTTTTAGAGGATTCAGAAGAAGACTCGCTGGTGTTTCTGCTCTTTTAGCAGGTAAACAATTTTTAGAAGGTGATATTAGTGGAGGAGTACAGGCTGCTACCGTAGCAGTGGGTGCTCTTCTACCAGAGATTGTAAAAATTACAAGTGGTCTTGTTTTAGGTGGACTTATCAGAGGTGGTGGTAGAGGAGTAGCAGCACCAAGAGGAGGTAGAGGAGGTTTACTACCACTTCTATTAGCAGGTGGTGGTCTATTAGGGGCAGGGTCATTCTTAGGTTCAAGGGGCGGTGGTGATCAGAGAAGATTTGAACTAACAAAAAGGCAGGCACTTCCACAACTTTTATCAAGAAATGATGTTAGAAGATTTAGACTAACAACAAATAGGTTTGATAATCTCGTATCTAACGTAAACAATAATAAATTAAATATAACCAATAGTGCTTTTACTACCGGATTTCAGGAAGATGTAGAGTTGCCACCGACTGCAAAAGATTCTGCTGGAAATGATTTTGAAACCATTATGGGTTTTATAGGTGGAGGAGAGGAAGAATCAGAGGGTGATGATTTGGAAGTCTCTGTTGATGAAGATAAGTTGAGTTCTCTTCCTTCAGACATTACATCTGATGACCTTGCGTTTTTAGGTGATGATTCTGATGGAGATGTGAATATATTTGATTTTGATGAGGGTGGAAATACTGAGCAACCAGTCAAAATTCCATCAAAATTAGCATCAAGCAGTAATGTCTCTGTAAATCCTGAATTTAGTGACAATAGTAAAATAACTTATATTCTACAGTATGGTGGAGGGGCAGTAGTATGAACATAGGTACACTGCTGAATAAAAGAACTTTACTGGTTTCAACATCACAGAGACTCAATACCCTTTTGAGGAAAAGTTATAGGGTAGATATAACTTCAAAAACATTATTACTCGAAAAAAAGAAAAAACTAAGTGATGTAAGAGCAAAAACATTTGCTGCATTAGGTAGACAGAAGGAGGACGATGGTGGTGGATTATTTGGAATAGGTGCCGGTATAGGTGGTGGAGCATCATTGCTTAGAGGAATGAGAGGGAAACCAAAAGTTACTAGAGGAATTGGTGGTAAAGTTAGAGGACTTGGAAAACTAAGCAAAACAAACGTTGTTTTGAACACTGCTTTTACAGCAGCAGATTTTATGGGTCGTAAGAAGTCTGGTCAAACTAATTTACAAGCAGGTGTAGGTGCAGGAGCAGGATTATTAGGTGGTCTTGGAGGATTCTCTGCAGGTGCTAAGATAGGAGGGTCTATAGGAGCACTCGGTGGTCCATTAGGAATTGCTGTGGGTGGTTTGATAGGTGGTGCCATTGGTGGGTTTGCTGGATCTTCACTTGCAAGTGGTGCTGCAGATAGAGCGACTGGTGTCACAGGATCAGAATTCAGAAGGAAAGAATTAGAAAGACAAGAAATAACAACTACTCAAAGAACTGAGTTTACTGCAGGTTTAGATAGTTTTGATAGGGCACTTGATAAATTTAGAAAATACGATGAAGATCAAAAAACTTTTATATTACGTGCTACAGGCAGAGATAGAGATAATCAGGCGATAAAACCTACTATATTTTCTCCATTTGGCGGTGGTGGTGCTAGTCAAAGTGATGTAGATAAGGCATATAGAAGAGGTATTGCCACTGGTGTGTATAGAACAGTTGGGGGAGTTTTATTAGTTGCAGCAGCAGTAAAGGGTGGTGCAATTCTACTCAAAAAGAAAAGTCTCGCTTTTGTAGTTAAGAAACTGTCTCAAGTTACTAGGGGGTCTAGATCCATGGGACTCATGGGTATTGGAAAAGGTATGAAGTTCCCTAAAACTGATCTTGGAGCGTTATTTGGTAGGGGAAGAAAGGTAAATAAGGTGCTCATGACAAAACCAAAATTCAAGATAACAAGATCTAGAAATAAAGTAAGAAACAGGAAAGTTCTAAAAGGTCAGGATAAAGTGACTTTTAGTGATAAATTTGATATAAAGAAGATTACAGGTGTAAAAATAAATGAAATTAAAAAATCTTTGAAAGTATTAGAAAGATTCAATAATAAAATGAATAAAACTATAAACCCAAAGAAGAAAACATTTCAAAAATCATTGAATTTATTCAAGAAAAATAAAACTAATTCCAATAAAGGTCCAGATCTTAGTAGTCTAGGTGGTGGTAATACCATAGCGTTTGCTTCTGAAGATCCTTACTTGGGCACAATAAATAGTATCAAGGCGTATAGTGAGTTGACGGTATAATGAGTTATTCTAGAGGAGCAAAGATAAAGTTCTGCACCGTCAGTACACCTGATGACACTGAACAAGTTGTACTCACTGAGCAATTAGGACCGATTCAGTTCTATGAAGACATGATAGATGCTTCTTTTCATGTAGAGATTATGGTGTTTGATACTGCAGGTAAATTAGGCACTACACCAATAAGAAGTGGATCTAAAGTATTTCTTCGTATAGAAACTCCTTCTGGTGTCATAGACTTTGAGAAGGAACCTCTATTCATCAGTAATATCAAGACTTCTGGTAGCACCGCGAAGAAAGAATTCTTTGTAATGCAACTTGAATCCAAAGGCACATTCATAAATCATTTCTCTAGAATATATAAGAGATATGATAGTAAAGCAAATATATTAGTTGAGAAATTCCTAAAGGAAGATTTAGAAATATCAGGCGATAAAATTTTAGAAATCGAGGAACCATCTAACTCAATATCATTCTGTGGCAACTATAAGAGACCATTGCAGACCTGTGTTAGTTTGGCAACAAAATCCATACCTAATATTGGAACAAAACAAAATATAACAAGAGGTGGATCTGGATTTTTCTTTTGGGAAACATTGAAGGGATATAACTTTAGAAGTCCTGATGGTATATTCAAACAGATAATAGACGATAAAGATAGTATACCAGTATACGAAAAGGTAGCATCATTCAACGCACTGGATCCAGAAAATGATTTTCATATAGTTGATGAACCATCATGGTCTAATAATGATAATTTACTTGAAAAATTATCACTAGGTCAGTATGCTGCATATAACACCTTCTTTGATATCAATGCAAGAAAGCATGTCGTAGCAGAGCGAGAGGACGATAAATCAGCAATACACGAGTATAAACCAACATCACAACAAGAAAGTGGTGAAAATGCCACAACATTATCAAATGAACAACCATTTGTACCAAACTTTAAAAATTTTACAAGAAGAAGCAAAGAACTTCCTTCGAGGTACTTATTTTCATTTGTTGATCGTGGAACCTATACAAATGACTTGACTACACCACAGGAGCATGTAGAATATGAAGCGAAGAGGCAATCACGTTATGCAGCACTATTCTCACAAACATTGATGATTACAGTGCCCATGAATGTACAGTTATCCGCAGGTTCTGTGGTAAAGGTCAAATTTCCTCGAATAAATATAGATAGACCCAACAGTGGTAGTAATAACTCTGCTAGTGGGTACTATATGATCAAATCACTGTCTCACCAACTAGGATCTCAAGGTGACTTCACCGGACTGAAATTAGTAAGAGACGCTTATTCCAAACTATCATGAAAAGTATCGAAGACCATATCAAAAAGGATAAGGAGATCATCGATGATCCACAAGCAAACCCTGCTGCTAGAAGACATGCAAAAGAAGAATTGCATGATCTACAAGAATATGTCGGACATCACAAAGAAGAGATCGAAGCAGGAGATCACCATGATCCTAATGCATTAGAACTATTCTGTGATATGCATCCTGACGAACCCGAATGTTTAGTATACGACGATTAAATGGCACTTGAGTCTCGTCTGAATAAAATACATTTTGCTGGTCACGATGGCACTATGACCTTTGTGGGTCAGGTGACTACTGATGCAGCTTGGCGAGAGCATCATAAGGATTATGGTTATCGAGTCAAGGTAAGAATATATGGGAAACATCCCCCATCAAACGTTCTATCTGATGAGAAATTGCCATGGGCACATGTTTCAGTGCCATGCACTTTTGGTGCAGGTAATTCACATGCAGGCACCTCATTATGCCTACAGGGTGGAGAAACCGTTCATGGATACTTTGCTGACGGAGAAGATGCACAGATTCCTATAATACTGGGAGCATTTCAAACTGAATTTTCAATTCAAAATCGAATACCATACCTAATAGCGTCTAATGACAGTTCTCAGTTTTATGAACTGTTTGCTAAAGAGGGATTAGAATGGTCTGCACTGAATGACAATGGTGGAAATCCCGGTGCTGACAACGGTGTAAACATTGCTAAGTTTGATAAGAAACAGAATATCCTTGACGAAGAAAAGATAATTCTCAAAAAAGCACAGAAGTGTAAGACTGGTGGTTTTCTAAGTGAGGTTTCAAGATCTTTAGCATCATTCATTGAAGTTACAAATGGATTGAGTAAACTTGAAGACACGTATATTGATCCTATAATGGATGAAATTAGGGATGTGCAAGATCTTGTAAGAACAACATCACAAGTCATATCTGGAGCATATTCTCAAGTTATAAGATTAGCAAGAAAGTATTTGTTTGACAAGATCTATAAGTTAGTTGAGCAACTTATGGGTTTCTTACAACTCGATAGTTTATTGAAAGACATTGCTGTCAAGAAAGCAGTCGATCAAATCTATTGTGTCATAGAAAACATTATAAAGAGTCTACAGAAGGTTTTAGAGGACTTCTTGACAGGATTGATAGGTAAACTTGTACAAGCACCTTTATGTGCTGCAGAACAGTTTTTAGCAGGGTTGAACACAAAATTGTTCAATGATATCGAAAGCAAAATTGGCGATGCACTAAGTTCTATCTCAGGAATACTTGGACCTATTGGATCGTTCATGGGTTTCCTTGATAAAGCAATGAACTATGCTCAGATAGGTCTAAAGTTACTATCATGCGAAGATACAGACTGTCCTCCAGAACCTTATGACTGGGCACTAAACTTCGGTCCTACAAAGCAGGATAAAATAAATTTCAAAAAGACAATCGATATATCATCTAAGTTTGATGCTATCGGTATTGGAAGATCAGTCAATGATAGAATTGATAAATTTTTCGGATTGGATGAAGATGATCTTGCAAATGCAGAAAAAGTTGCAGCGATTGTTGGAGACTGTCCTATAGATCAGAAGATATGTGGTGCTCCTAAGATAGAGATTTTTGGTGGCGGAGGAATTGGAGCAGCAGCAAACGCTGTTATCAATGAGTTTGGTTCTATCGTGGGTGTTAACATGACTGATCTAGGAGTAGGTTATACTTCAAAACCATATGTAAGTATTCTTGACAATTGTGGAGGCAATGGTGCCGAAGGTGAAGCAATTCTCAAGGATGGTCAGGTTATTAATATTATAATAAGAAGAGGTGGTGGAGGATATCAAACTCCTATCAATGTTTCCGATGGAGAAGGAACTGATGTAGTTGGTGAGATAGAGGGCGTGGAGATAATAAGAACAGGTAGAGAATATAAACCGGATGATATCATAACAAGTCAATGTGGACAACTGAAAGTCAGATTAGACGACGCAGGAAGAATCATTGGTGCTACAGTTATTTCTGCTCATAAAGGTTGTAAAGTCATTCCTGATCTATCAATAAATACAGAGACTGGTTATGGAGCACTTGTGAGACCTATTATGAGATACAGAAAAGTAGAAGATTATGATTCAACGATTCCTGCAGATGGAATCATGAGGGTTGTTGATTGTGTGAGTAGTTACTAATGGAAAGGAAAACACCACCATTAGTCATAAACACTCCCGAAGATGGGTTTCTTAGAGTTGGATTGAATACTGATGCTAAAACATCTCGTCCTGATCAAGTTCAATTGGCAGGTGGTTGTGGAGCAAGTCTTAGAATATTTGACGATGGTGGATGGGAACTAAGATCCGTAAACAGACCCGGCAAACCAAATAAAAAGGGTTGTAATATAATAGCAAGAGGAGAAGGTGGGTTACAAATATATTCAGATGGTGATGTTAACATAGATGCAAAAGGTGATTTCAATGTATCTGCAAGAAACATTACAATGGAAACCACTGCAGATGATGGTGACTTTACTGTATTCTGTAAAAGAGACATAATGCTTGATGCAGACAATAACTTCAAAGCATATGGAACGAAATGTGTTATCACAGCATCAGATACTATGATCACACATTCAACAGGTTGGAATCTTATAGTGGGTAATCCAGTATATGTTTACGAGAAGAAATCCAAACTTATACCAACCAGCACATCAGATATCGTCAACAGTCTACTTGAAAACTTTATGTTATCATGATTCTATTCTCTTTTATTATATCATTATTTGCTAATCATTTACCTGTGATGTATGTTCAGGTGCCACAGTGGGCAGATGATTGGGCAGTGTGTGCAGTAGATGTACCTGATGCTAAGTGTCATTGGTATGTCATGTCACCTGACAATACCTTCGGTGAAGGTTTTGATTGGGAAGAAGCACCATGGTTCGATGCTAATGGACTAAATGATATAGCACCCATGCAGGAAAAAACAGTCGTGCAAAAACTACAGGAAAACTAATGGAATCCCCAGAGGTATCAACAGGTAAACTCTATATCGGTCCATCTATACCGGTAAAACTTGATTTATCAGCGTTCACACTAAATTCTAAACTTCCTTTCAATGGAACGTTAGCATGTGTCGGTCCTGCATTTTTCGGTGCGGTTCCACCAACAGGTTTTGCAAGAGCAATGTGTCAAATGGGTCCGGGAATCCCACCATTTGTATCGGCAGTTCCGGGTCTGACACTCGAAGTGACAGGTGGCACACACCTGATGGGGTATTTGAATGCCTTTGGTCTAAACTCTATGATTGGTGTGACCAATAATATTGGTGTTCATAATGGAATAGGACTCAAGAATATGCTTGGGTTCCATAATAGAGTAGGAAAACAAACAGCAGTTGGTGGAGAAACATCAGCAGAACCTAAAAAGTTCTGTGCAGCACCGGCAATGACACTTACTTCGGTTGCTGGAAAACTGATGGGTTTTTGGACATTCAATGGCACACCACTAAGTCTCCTGCATGCTCACTCAGATAGAAATCTAAAGAAGAATATACAACCTATACTATCACCTCTGTCTAAAGTTCTACAACTTCAGGGTGTGACATTTGAATGGGATCACCCTAAGTTAGCAAAGAATAGACCGGGAACAAATATGGGATTGATTGCCCAAGACACTGAAAAAGTAGTTCCAGAAGTCGTGATAAATACCACTATAACTACTGATGGCAAACAAACAGAATGTAAAGGCATCATGTACGAAAACCTTGTTGGTCTCTTAGTTGAGGCAATTAAGGAACAAAACCAGCGAATTGAACATCTAGAACAATGCATTGTTACACTACAACAGGAAAAGTCCACATCGACGGAATCATAGAATTACCAGAGGAGTGGCAAGGTAAAATCAAAAAAGAAACAATCTCTGTGCAACTGACCTCAATAGGGACGGCTCAGGAATTATATGTAAAAGAAATTCAGTGGGGAACGAAGGTTATAATAAGAAACGGTGGAGGTGGTGCATTGAATGCATTTTATACTGTAACTGCAGATCCGATCAAGGTTGAAGAACCAGCGAAACCAGTCCTGCTCAAAACAAAATCAAAAGCAAAGTTGACTGCATAAGTCATTGTGGTATAATATATGAGTATCTAAATTTTATTATGGAATTTGAAGAACTTGTTGATCTCGTAGAAGTAAACATTCCTGCGAGGTCTTTTTCTTTGTTTGGAAGTCATGGATCCACTAAAGTTATTGATAATCTGACCACAACACAATTCATGTCTGTTCTTGAGGTGATTAGGGCAGCAGAAGACGAGACTGAAATAATTTATGTATGAGTGAGATAAGATGCCCTGTATGTGGACATATTTGTAAGAGTAGAATCGAGTTTGGTTCTCACATAAGGCGGTGTCAAGAAATAACTGGCAATAAAAAATTCAAATTTAATCAGAAAAAGAACCCGAAGAGGAAACGTAAAAAATAATTATTCTCTTATGAACTGAGCAAGATCAGGGTTTTGTAGTGTCTGCACTATCAAATTTGCACTGGTAATATCTGCATCTAATTCAACCTGTGTCTTATGATATCCATATCTTTGTAACTGATATTCTGATCGTGCTGCTTTCAATTCATTTATAGGTGTGGTAACAGCGTCTCGTGTTGCTTGTGCTGCTGTTATTTCATCATTCTTTGCAGTAATACTACTTCCATAGGATGTGCATACTGCTCCTGCACCTGTCAAAGCAAAAAATGTTCCTATGCTCACAGTCGTTATAGCAGTATGAGTTGCAACTCCAACATTTGATGTTGTCATAGCAAAATTACTTTCGTTGAATGGATCATCACCTGAATAAGAGGTGCTTGTGTAATCATAATCAAATAGTGTAACTACATCCCTTCTTACATCCACAACTGCTGTATTATCATCAACATAAGTTGAGCATCCTACTTGTTCTGCACCCGTATAGAGGTTGAATAAGTCTGTTTGTGCATCACTCACTGGTGTATTGAGTGTCAATATACGATCATCTAATCCTTGTGTGATAGGATCAAATCTGTTTATAACCTCATCTAAGTTCTCTATTTTGGCAAGAATATTATCTTCTGAATCTTTTATTTCAAAACCTTCTTGGGTTTTTGCTACTTCAGTTTTATCTTTTGCTGCCTTCTTTGCCTTCTCTTGAAAGGTCACAATTAGTTTTTCTGTTTCCGGACCAGATGCCATAGTATAAATAGGTTGAAGGAGATAGTGTCAGTATTTATAGGTATGCCGTTAAGCAGACTCGAAAATTTTCTCAAGAATGTCACTGGAAACGTAATTTACGTCAATCCAGAAGAACTTGATGCAACAGATGATATTAGTAATAAAGGTAGCAGTCGTGCAAGACCTTTCAAAACTATTCAACGTGCATTGATAGAGGCAGCGAGATTTTCATATCAAGTAGGGGGGAATAATGATAAGTTTGATAAAACAACAATCTTAATATCACCCGGTGTTCATTACATCGATAACAGACCCGGATTGCAAATCAACACTTCAGGAACATTGACTGATGTCAATGGAACTGCAGCAACAATAGATCAATTATCTATTGGTTCAAATTTTGATGTTCAGGATCCTAATAATGTATTATACAAGTTCAACGGTGCCGATGGTGGTGTAATTATTCCTCGTGGTACTTCATTAGTTGGACAAGATTTAAGAAAGACAAAGATAAAACCTAAGTTTGTTCCACAACCAGACAACGATAGTATTTCAAGTACAGCAATATTCAGAGTAACGGGTGCTACTTTCTTCTATGGATTCAGTTTCTTTGATGCTGATCCAAGTGATAGAATCTTTAGAGACTACACATCGAATGTATATGCACCAAACTATTCTCATCATAAGGTAACTTGTTTTGAGTACGCTGATGGTACAAACGTCATTTCAGGAAAGGGTAATACCGATCTTGACATGTACTATTATAAGTTGACACTTGCTTATGGTACTAACAGTGGTCGTGCAATACCAGTATATCCTACAAACACTGACTTTGAGAAGTCAATAGATGAAACTCGTATTGTAGGTGCTATATCACAGGTTGGATCTATTTCAATTAGTGACATATATTCTGGTGCAAATCCTACAGATGCAGTGGCAACACCGATTGTTACTGTTATAACAGCAACTAATCACAACTTTGAAGTTGGGACACCAGTTCTGATCCAAGGTATTTCAGATGTGAATTATGATGGAAGTTATATTGTATCTCAGGTTCTTAGTGATACTTCCTTCACATATTCTGTACCATCAACACCAAGCAGCACTGCAACTCCAAACTTATCTGGATTGAATCCAATAGTGAAGATTGAAAGTGATACTGTTTCTTCAGCGTCACCTTACATTTTCAACTGTTCGATTAGATCTGTATTTGGTTTATGTGGTCTGAATGCTGATGGTAGCAAATCAACTGGATTCAAATCCATGGTTGTTGCACAGTTTACTGGTATCGCACTGAATAAGGATGACAATGCATATGTCAAATACAACACTACAACAGGTGTTTGGCAAGATCAAGCAGCATTAGGATCAGCAGTAAGTTTACACACAGATAGTTTAGCAAAACACAAACCATCTTACCAAAACTATCATATAAGAGTAAGTAATAACGGTATAATACAGGCAGTATCAGTATTCGCTATTGGATATGCACAGCATTTTCATGCAACTACTGGTGGTGATATGTCAATCACCAACTCTAATAGTAACTTTGGTGCCAAGTCATTAGAAGCAGATAAGTTTAGATTTGAAGCATTCCTGAAAGATGATAAGGGATTTATTAGAGAAATCAATCCTCCACAGCATAACTTTGCAAAAGAAACCTCAGTTGGATTTTTACCATTAGATGTAGAGGCAACAGTCGGTGTATCAACTGATAGTAAAGTTTACATCAATGATTTCAAGCAGCAAGATAATAAACCAAACGTTATATTGAATGGGTTTGCATTAGGTGCAAAGGTAGGAGATAAACTCAATGTTAGTATAGGAAATACAGTTTTTGGAGCAGACATCCTTATGCCTGTTCCTCAAACTGACCCAGATGAAAGGGTGTCAGGTGAGAAGGAAATATTTGTTGGTAGAGTTTCAGGTATCAATAGTATAACTGGAAATACATTTACATTACAATCTGATCATAAGTTTATCAATGGGGAGACCGTCAGAGTTTACTCTGAGAATGGATCACTACCTGATGGGTTAGATTATAATAGAGTTTATCATGCTATAACAGCATCACTCAATGCAGATCAGATTCAGTTGGCATCAACACTGAATAATGCAGTTGCTGGTAATGAGATATCAGGTATCAATAATTCAGGTGGTTCTTTACGTATAGTATCAAAAGTATCTGATAAAGTAGCAGGAGATGTGGGACACCCCGTGCAATATGATACTACAGGTTGGTATGTAAACGTTGGTGTGGGTAATACTTTATCTAGTGCTATTACAGCAAACCAGAGTGCTATTACACCAAAGACTAGATCTTCATTCGTCAAGAGAACGCTAGACAGAAGAGAGGGATCAGAGAAAAACTATGGTGTGAAGTATGTCATACCTCAAGATTCTAATCTTGCAACAGCACCGATAGCAGGGTTCAGTATTGCAGAAACATCTAGTGTTCCTGATGACACAAACTATCAGAATGATAATAATGTATTAACATCTTCAGGTAATCTAAGAACTAAAAATATTATTATCAATGCTGCATGGGGAGGTAATGTTGGTATTATTACTGCAGAACAACCTCATGGACTGAAAGTAGGTCATACTGTACAGGTTTATAGAGTTAGAAGTTCAAGTAACACATCTGGAACAGACAATAGTGGTTTCAATGGTATATTTGTTGTATCTGCAGTTCCTAGTGATACTTCATTCAGAGTTGGATTGAACACGGATCCCGGTGGAATTACAACTATCAGTGCTGGAACTCCTTACACATTCCATGATAGAAGTATAGTTGGTTCAGGTAGAACATTTAGTCCTTACTTTGTAAAACGTGATTTCAATACAAGTTATCAGATACAAGGTACAGAAGAGGTACAGGAATATAAGCAAGGAGTACAGGATGGTGAGTACGATATAACTTTACGTGGTTATATCTCACAACCAGAGGTTTCTCCATTCTCTACAACCACAAACTACTTTGGACAAGATATCAGTGATATCATACCATCTGAAGATGTAGATAATAGAAACTATGATCCAAAAGCAGCAGTTAGTTATGCTGTGAGAGATGAGATTGGTAAGGTAGAGACTAACGATCCTGAAAGAAGTATTACTAAAGAAGGTATTAATTCACTTCTTAGGGAAGTGGGTATTGTAAAGACTATTGATACTACAGCAACTGGTTCAGGAACACTGACTATAAACACCGTAGTGGATCATGGATTCAATGGTATTGTGGGAATACAAAGTATCACAGGTGGTGCTCAATATGGTACTAACAGTGGTAATGCTGAGTTCTACTACAATGTAAGACTTGAGGGTGGAGCAGGTGAAGGAGCAACTGCTGACGTAACTGTATCTGCTGCAAGCACAATTAGTGGTATAACATTATCCAACCCCGGATCTGGTTATAATGTAAATGATATTCTTACAGTCAGAGGAGTTCCATTCCACACACCCGGAACAGATTCTACAGTTGGTATTTCAGAGATTAGTAACAATGTCGGTGATGCAGTTGAAATAGTTGGTGTTTCAAGTGAGAGTTATGATGGATTATACAGAATCAAGGAAGTCACAGATAAAAACACATTCACAGTAAATGGTAGTGCTGATGGTGCAGGAACAGGAGGACATGTTTACCACGTTGGTATCTCCACTGGTATTGTTGATATTACTCATGATGCTATAAGTGGTATTGCTACAGTACAACTAAGTGGCGATGTTGGTCTAAGAAGAGGCGATCAGATTGTAATTGCTGGTGCCGTTGACTTTGCTACAGTCTATAATGGAACTCACTTTATTACAGATAGAGTAGGTTATGGTACTTCTTTATCAGTCAATATTGGTATAACATCAAATGCTCCTGCTTTCACTGGCGTAGCGACAGCCCACGGGACAGGTATTTCAGTAAGAGGACATGGTAGAGGTATACCATTATACGGTGGTCATACTACTAAACTGAATAATGATATCACTTCCACATCCACCGGTGTAACTCTTGCTAAGAAGGGTTCGCTAAGAAGAGGAGACTTCTTGATTATAGAGGATGAAATCGTTATGGTTTCAAACTCTGCAGTTACAACTGTAATCAGGGGTGTGCTTGGTACGAATGCAGTAGCACACACTAAGGAAGTATCCGTTAGAAAGATCAAACCAATTCCTACAGAGAACAGAAGATATTCTGTATTGAGAGCATCAGGACATACATTTGAATATGTTGGATTTGGACCCGGAAACTACTCTACTTCAATGCCACAGGTACAGGATAGAGTAAGATCCGAAGAAGAAGAACTTATTGCTCAGTCATTACAAACCAGAGGTGGATTCGTAGTTTATACTGGTATGAATGATGCCGGTGACTTCTATATTGGTAATATCAAGATTGAAGCAGGATCGAATTCACTCAAGTTCCTCAATGGTGGAAGAGTAGGTTCTGCAGTGGGAGAAACTGTTTTACCTGCTGATGCTACATTCGATTCACTAATTGTAGATTCTTCATTCCAGTCTAACGGAGATACAGAAGTTATTGATTTACTTCTAAAAGGTAATCGCTCCGGAGATATTGGACAGAGTGTTTATGTTGGTATACATGCAGGTAATATAACACCTACAGGTAATGTTGATAACATACTGTTCAGAACTAGCACTGATGCTGGTGGATATGTTGGTTGGATCAAGACAGGCACTAACTGGAAACGATTTGGACCTATTTCAAAATCAGGAGAAACTCAGTCTTATGCCTTTGATACTCTTGAAGTTGCCGGTGTTTCTACATTCTCAAGTGCTATCAATGTAACTGGAACAACCACAATTACAGGAGATCTAACTGCAAGTGCAACAGTCACAGCAGAACAGATCACATCTACAGATGACATCAACGCTGCTGACGACATCACAGCAGGTGGAACAGTTACTGCTACTGACTTTGTTGGAAATGGTACTATACCTATAGGTGGTATTATAATGTGGTCTGGAACTGATGCTGGAGTTCCGTCAAACTGGGCTCTCTGTGATGGTTCAAGTGGTACACCGAACTTGATTGATAGATTTATTGTTGGTCGTGGTTCTGCATATGCAGCAGATGCCATAGGTGGTAGTGCAAATGCTACATTGGTTTCTCACAGTCACACAACAAACTCCACATCTAAAACCCTAACGGGTGCTATTGTGAAGATATCGGAAGGTTTTAATGTTCAAGGAAGTGCAACTGGTGTATTCACAAAAACAAATGATGGAAACAACTCAGTAACAGGTAGTTCCTCAAACAGTCCTGTATCTGGTGTTACTATGGATGCAACTCACACACATGGTACTGATACACAAGGTTCTTCAGCGACTAACGCTAACTTACCTCCATATTATGCAATCGCTTACATCATGAGAATTAGTTGATAAATAAACATACGGAGAGCACAGTAGTAAATGGCATCAGTAAATAAAAAATTTGGTATCGAGAAGGGTCTGGAGGTAGGAACAGACGCTTTAGTTGTTGATGCCGATAATAATCGAACGGGTGTTGGTAAAACTAATGCTCAATATGGTCTTGATGTAGCAACAACCGCCAACTTTGATGGTATAGTTGCTGCCGGTCAGGTCGGTGTAGGTAGTACACAACCGGCATATGACGTAGATATCAGAACAGACATGCGTCTGACTGGTAGGTTGCTTGATGGTAATTCAGGTGGTGGTAATAACGGTCAAGGTCTAATTTCAGTAGGTTCAGGTATATCATGGTCTGATCTATCAGAAATTCAAACGAATGCTGCTGATAAGGTAGACTCAGTACAGTATAAGAAATCTGACGGTAAGTTTGGAGGTGCAGGTAATTTCGTATTTGACCCAACAAACTCTCGCGTAGGTATCGGAACTACCCAACCTGAATACTTACTTCAAGTTCAAAGACAAGGACAGAATGGTTATGTTCAGATAGGTGGAACATTCTTAGATTCTAACGGACAAACCGCAGGAATCGGATCAGTTCTTGGTGCATCTGGAGGAGATTTAGCATGGGTTGGTGCCGGTGCTAGTACACTCAACGTAATATATGTTGCAGAAGATGGGGACGATTCAATAAATGATGGAAGAAGACCAAGCACAGCACTAAGAACAGTCAAGGCAGCAGCAGCGTTAGCAGTAAATGGAGACGTTATAAGAGTATCAGGTGGTATATATCCAGAGCAAAACCCAATTTCATTACCACAGAACGTAACCATTGATGGTGATGATCTTAGAAATACAAAGATTATCCCTGCAAATACAGGTGAAGATCTATTCTTAATTGATAATGGATGTTTGATTCAGAACTGTTCATTCGTTGGAGCAGCAAACACAGGTGCTATGGTATGTTTCCATCCACCTAGAGAAGTTCTCAATCAGTTCAGCTCAGCGACTGCAGGAGCAGTGCACGTTTCAAATTGGAATGGTGCAACTCTTAATGTAACTGGATTTGATTATAGTAGTAAGAGTGGTGTTGCTACTGTCACAGTGGGAGCGAATCATGGATTGACTGCTGGTGCAACACAGGTAGGATTCAAGACTGAATCTATTGCACTAAAATGTTCTACTGATAACTTCAATAGAGCAAAGAGTTACCCTCGTGTTGGTAAAGATCCTTATATTGGAACTCTTATTAGTATAGCATCAACAACTGATACAACCTTCACATCAAATATTGGAGTAGCAGGAATAGGATCCGAGTATGTTGGATTTATTACTCAGTCTCCATATATTAGAAACTGTACTAACTTTGTACCTAATTCATTGGGTATGAAAGTGGATGGAGACCGTGCTAGAGGTCTCAAGTCAATGGTCGTTGACTCATACACTCAGTATAATGAGAACGGTATAGGTGTTAGTATAACAAACAATGGTTATGCTCAGTTAGTTTCTATTTTCACAATATGCCCTGATGTAGGAATCTATGCAGGTTCAGGTGGGCAGTGTGATATTACTAACTCCAACAGTTCTTTTGGTAATAGAGGTTTAGTAGCACAGGGTATTGGAACTGTAAGAGCAACTGGAACACTTGCTGCAGCAGCAGTTGAAGAAGGAAATACATTTGTGATATCTGGTCTAGGAACATTCCGACCATATTCAGGACAGTCATTGTATGTTGGAGAGTTATTCCAAGATATAAGCACTATTACAGTATCCAACCCCGGATCTGGTTATACAAGTGCCAATCCTCCTACTGTATCAATATCCAATCCTTCAGGACCCGGAGGAATTGCTGCCGATGGCGTTGCGGTGGTTTCAGGATTTGGATCTATAACAGCAGTAAACCTATTTGCTAACGGAAGACAGTATAGAGCAAGTGATACTGTAACTGTCACGATAGCACCTCCAACTTCAGGTATTACAGCACTAGCAAGTGCTGCATTAGCACCCACTTATTTCACTATAAATAGTGCTACACCACCTTCTGCAGGTATATCAACCGTAACAGTTGATCAAAACATTCCAGCAGCAATCGGTATTGGTTCTACAGTTCCAATTGCTAGACAATCACTTATACTAGCATCATCACACTCATTTGAGTATATTGGAACAGGAGTTACAATTGCACAGGCAAGACCGTCACAGGGCGGAGTAACAATTCCTGAGAACCAAGTGATATCAATTGAGGGTGGTAAGGTAGTACATACATCTACCGATGAACGAGGAAACTTCTTAATAGGTGACGACTTCGCAATCAATCAGCAGACTGGTACTATTGCCGGTGATGCATTCAACAAGAGTATACAGGCAACAATGACACCACTTATCATCGCACTCGGAGGTCCAACATAAAATGGCAGCGATTCCATTAAATAGATTTCGTACGATTACACATACCCTTACAACATCGTCCGTTGGAATATACACATGCCCACCGGGGGTAGCATCACTGATTGTATTTGGTAATGTTGCAAACGTAGGGTCTGGTACATCAGTTGTATCATTTACTGCACTTCATAGCAGAAGTTCTGTAGATACACCAATCATAGAGAAGGGTAGAATCCCTAACCAAGATTCAATGAGTTTCATTGAAGGTAGATTAGTTCTTGAAACAGGAGATATTCTCAAAGTCAAGAGTGAAGACAAAGATGGCACTTCAAAAATCATCATAAGCATATTAGAGAACGCTAAGTAAATGGCAAAACTACTATCTGGTAAGGTCGGTGTTCAGACTTATGCCGGTCTATCTACATCCCGAAATCAAATAGTTGGTGGTGATCCTACCTTTATAGGATTATCAGAAGCAGAACCTAATTTGGGTTTATCACCACAGAACTCTTATGTTCTATATGGTGATGCAAATGGAACTCGTCGTTGGGGAGAACCATCAGGAGCACCTTCTGGTTCAGTTAGTGGTATAACAGTAAGAGATGAAGGTCTAAATCCAGTTGGATTGGCAGGGTCAATAACAATAATTGATATAGTTGGCGACGGTATAGTAGCAATACAAACACATATCACACAAGGTGGTGTTACGGTAGGTTTAGCAACACTCACAGTACCGGCAAATAATTTAGATGCACAAAGTGGATCAGGATTTGTAGAAGTTTCAGGTATCTCTACTATAAGAGTAGGTGCTGGTCTTACTATATTTGCCCCTAGTGGTACTACTGGAATCGCATCTATTGGTAACATAACTGATGCTAACATAGACTTATACGATAGTAGTTCAAATCTCACAGTGCCTGCAGCAGCACAAATAGTGGCAGGTTTAGGATTAACATTGAGCAGTCCTTCATCAAATAGAGGTAGATTTGATGTCACTGGTAATTTTCCTAGACTAAACATAAGTGGTATAGCAACTCTAACACAGGTTGGCACACAAGATCTCAACGCTTCAGGTATTGTCACTGCTACAACATTTGATGGTAACTTAGAAGGTAATATCACAGGTAATGTAACTGGTAATGTTAGTGGTAATATAACTGGTGATATAACTGGTAATGTCACAGGAGATGTGTACGCAGGACTGGTAACGGCAACCAGAGGTATAAACGGGAACATCAATGCAACTGGTATCAGTACTGTAACTCAGTTGAGAGGTACTACTTCTTTCAATACTGGTTTATCAACTGCACTTGGATTCGTATCAAACGTTCACTCTTTCATGGGTAACGTAAATTCAACTGGTATTTCAACAACAGTATATCTACAGAGTACTAATATAAATGCAAGTGGTATCATAAGTGCCACATCATTTACTGGTGATGGAACAAACCTATCCAATACTGGATCCACGCTTAGTGAACCGGCAAGTGGTTCACAGAGGTTGGTCACAACATCACTGACCAGTGGTAATATGAACACTTCTGCTACTGACTCAGCACTCACGTTCAACTTCGCCACACATACACTCAGCAGCACAAACTTTGCAGGTGCTCTTACTGGTAATGTAACTGGTAATGTAACTGGAGATTTGACAGGCGATTTCTTAGCAGGACTGTCAACTGTCACAAATGAATTGCATATCAAGAGTGATGATGGAACTCCGGGTCGTATCAACTATTATTGTGAATCAAGTAACTCACATTATGTACAGGTAAAATCTCCTCCTCATTCAGAATACTCAGGTAATATTACTGGCATTCTACCTAAAAAATCTGGTGACTTTATTGTAGGTGATACTGCAGGGGCAATAGATCAGAATATTCATACGAGTGGTATTATAACTGCAACTAAATTCGTTGGTGATGGCGTAGATCTAACAAACGTATCTGCAGGTAGTGTTCTGGTTACAGCAACTGACACAACAAACGCCACTCACTTCATGGTATTCTCTGACTCAGTATCTGGTCAAGAGACTATGAGAACTGACAACGCACTTACATATAACCCAAGCACCAATGCATTATCTATTAATGGACCTATCAACGTAGGCGATATTGTATGTCATAACATAACACCAGAATTAAATAATAACTATAACTTAGGTTCAGACTCAACAAGATTTGCTAATATCTACTCTGCTGACCTTCAGTTGAGTAACAAAAATTCCACTCCTAATAGTGTTGATGGTACATTTGGAGACTGGACATTGCAAGAAGGGGAGAATGACATATTCATGATAAACAATATGACTGGTAAGAAATACAAGATAGCACTAACTCCAGTATAAATATAAGTGTAGTATACTAACATAACACACTTATGTCTAGAGCAAGAGAACTTGCGAAGGCGGGTGGCGTACAACAACGTATTGCTGGTTTCAGTAGTCACGTTGGAATGTCTACATTTTTGGCTGCAGTTCACATGGAGAATAATCTCACTGTGGATGGAAATGCTAATGTAGGAGGTAACCTTACAGTTACAGGTACGACAACCTTCAATGGTGGAACACTTACACTTGGTGATGCTAATACAGATAATATCGTATTTGGTGGTGAGGTAGATAGTAATATCATACCCGATGATGATAACTCATTCGACTTGGGTTCTTCAAGTAAAGAATGGAAAGATTTATATATTGATGGCACTGCACATGTTGACACATTAGATGTTGATGAAAATGCAGGGATCATTGGTAATTTAACCCTAACAGGTAACGGAGACTTCAACGGAGATTTAGACGTTGATGGTACAACAAACTTAGATGTCGTTGACATAGATGGTGCTGTTGACATGGCATCTAATTTAGTCATAGCAGGTAACATTGATGCTAACGGAAATTTAGATGTTGATGGTACAACAGATTTAGATGCAACCAACGTGGTTGGAACTCTGACTGTAACGGGTGACATTGCTGCGGATAATGTTACTATAAATGGTAACACAGTATCCACATCATCAGGTAATCTTACTATAGATTCTTCAGGAGGAACTGTAGCAGTTGCTGATAATATCACAGTAAGTGGTAACGGTTCTGTCACAGGAACATTTGATGTAGACGGTGCAACCACACTTGATGGATTGACAGTAGCAGAAGGTGCTTCATTCTCATCAACATTAGATGTAGACGGTGCAACCACACTTGATGGATTGACTGTTGCAGAAGCAGCAACCTTTGATGTAGGTGTTACTATCACAGGTGCTCTTGATGCTAACGGTGGAGCAAGTATTGATAACGTTCAGATTGGTGTTACCAACGATAACGAGATCGACACATCTTCAGGAAACTTAGTTATTGACTCAGCAGGTGGTACAACCACAGTTGATGATAACTTGACAGTTTCGGGTAACTTGACAGTCAATGGTACAACAACTACCATTAATTCTACCACAGTTGCTATTGATGATAAAAACTTCCAAGTAGCGACAGGTGCTGCAGATGATGCTGCTGCTGACGGTGCCGGATTGACAGTTGACTCTGGAGACGGAGACAAGACATTCAACTTTGAAGCAACAGGCGATAACTGGGGTGCTTCCGAGAACTTGAACCTTGCAAGTGGCAAGGCATATAAGATCAACAATGCTTCTATACTGAATGCAACTACTCTTGGTAGTTCAGTTGTAGCATCATCACTAACAAGTGTTGGTACTATAGCGACAGGTGTTTGGAACGGAACAGCAATCGCAAATGCTAACCTAGCAAACAGCACTGTATCTTATGGTGGTATAAGTCTAGCACTAGGTGCTTCAGATGCTACGCCAGCATTCGATTTACAAGATGCTACAGGTTATCCTACTTCAAGTCTAACGGGTACTATAACTAACGCTCAGTTAGCAGGTTCAATTGGTGATAGTAAGTTATCAACTATCTCAACTGCCAATAAAGTTTCAATCACTGCATTGAACATTGATGGTGGTACAGATATAGGTGCTGCACTAGCAAACACAGACGAGATTATCGTAGACGACGGTGGTGGTGGAACCAACAGACGTTGCGATATGAGTAGAGTCAAGACATACATATATGGAGCAACTTCTGGAGACGCTACCGCATCTTCAGCTGGAGCAATTACTCTTGCTGCTTCAGGTGTATCTGCTAATACC